CCGTTTCGTTCTGAATCTGCGCTTTCTGCGACTCGGAGAGGGTCACACCTTCATCAATCGTGCCGTTATTGAGTGCGCGGTTAATGGGGTCTTGCAGCCAGGCACGAATCAGCGCATAGCCGCGCTCATTGTACGGAACGCGCCCGTTAGAAGTAAGGCCGTTCAGGATTGATACCTGCATAACGTTCTTGAACCAAACCGTATTCACAAAGGCATCAACATAGCCATAGTCGCCAAACATCTGGCCATCATAGAAGAAGGTAAAATCATCGTTGCGGGTTGCAAAGTTGCCCATGAAGGAAACGCCCTTGGCAAGGAGCAGGTCTGCATCCGTCTGATTGTCTACGGTTGCCGCAACGCCATCAACATTCTTGAAAGCATAGTTAATAGTTCCCTGATAACGCTCCCAATTGACAGAGGCAATACTGCCCATGAGGAAGGTCGCCACATTGACATTATCATAAACAAGAGCCGTCGCCCCATACTCTGCATCTTTTACCTTGTCAGCGATGGAAGCTGTGCTCCCCTGCACCAGCAGGAGCGGGTCAGCCGTCCAGCCTACATACAGGTATTCGATACCCTGAGACGATGCCCAGGCAGCCAATCCCAGATGCTCTGCCTCGTCTGCCGTGTAAAGGGTTGTGAAGCTAACAAAGTTCTGGGTCTGCTCCTTGATAAGAGCCATGTTTGCCGTCTGTGAAAGCGCGTCATTGCCCTGGGAGAGAATCGCGCCAGCCGCCGCCGTGAACTTCATCAGGTCTGCCAGCGTGCCTGTTGCATAAGTAATGGTGGAATTGTTGCCCGTGGTGGGGCTGTAAATCGTGAAAGCACCCGTGAGGCTGGAATAATCCACCGTAGTACCTGCCAACTCTGCGGCGAGGGCGGTCTGCAGGATAAGAGCCGCACCACTATAGGACGTTGCCGTGGAAAAGTCCACGCCCGTTACTGCGTACTCTGTGCCGTCAATCTCAAGCGTGAGCGTGCCAGCCGTTACCGCTTTGAGGTCTGCCAGCGTGCCTGCATACTTGCCACCGCGGATATATGCACCGACAGCAGAATCAACGCGGCGGGCAAATTTCAGGTGCTTCGGCTTGCTGAAAGAATTGTTATAGCCCAGGAAATAAATGGAGGCCGCTTTATATTCGTCAGACTCCATGCCAAAATACGCGCCCACGGCATCAGCATTTGCAAAAGTCAAAACAGGCGACGACATGGGAATAAGAGCGTTTTTCGTGAGAAAAAGCCCGTTGAACTCCAGGTCTGTGCCGCCTGCGGAAATAATGCGGGGGTTAATCGCCACAATATATGAAGCAGGAATTGCCATGTTTTATTCACTCCCTATAATTTACATCTACATTGATAAGTTTCACGCCGTCTGCATCTTCACCGCCGCCGCCGTCTGCGTGGGGGTTGGGAATAACATTTACATCCTCAATCCATGGCGTAGAATCAGCAACCGCAAATTCTGCACAAATTGAAAGCGTAAGTGTCCAGCGGTTCACAAATTGCCTTGTATCGTCCACCAACGTGGCATCCAGCGGATCAGAAGCATATAGCACCCTAATGGGGGATTTTTCCTGATAGAGTCGCTGATTACAACGATATGAACGGACAAAAGTTTCCAAAGCCTGCGCATAGACAGGGGATTTTTCTCCATAGAAATCAATCTGTATGTCTATGCGGGTGAGGGTTGTGTCTGTTTCTGTGCCGTTCTTATCGTCTGGCACATCATCAGCATTAAAGGTGGCTACATTAGTGCCTATTCTGCCCCGTAGAATCGCCGTATAGATGCAATAATCGTTGGTCTTAGGTAATACCTCCCTTGACTGATTACCACGCAATACGCGCGACTGTGGAAGGTCTGTGACGTACATTATGAGGTCGTTTACCTCCCCCATATAGTCAACATCTTTAATCGTTGGCATTGTCCGTCACCTCCACGGGGGGCGGGTCGGTCTGTAGCACCGCCAGGACGGACAGCCAGCCCTCTTTGCTATAGTCATGCACAATAGCAACTATGAGCCAATAGCTGCCGTCTGCCCGCTGAATAATGTCACCTGCCGTCTGTGCGTTGCGGTTAATCGTATCAGCAGGAGCATTGAGCCACACTTTTATCCTGTGCTCTGCCCTTGCGACTCGTTCGTTCAGTTGCAAATCGCTGGCAGAAGGTGCTTGTATCTGCGCCCGCCGTGTCAGCTTCTCATATGCTGGCTTCACAATGCCCTTCGTTACTGTTATTCCAGTACACCGCCATACTGTAACATTCTCGTGGGCATTTACTGCGCCGATAGCACCAGCGACTATTTCATGCAGGTTCAAATCTCCACCTCCGATATGATAGAAGCGAGCATCTGCCCTGTGTCAATCAGCGGGTGGTCAGGCTCGCGCTTTCCTTTGTTGCGCTTATAGGCGACTGTTCGGGGCGAATCAGGAGCAAAACTGCCCTTTTGGATTGTTTCCTGTATGTGCGCTTTCATAACCTCGCCCACAAGGCCCAGGGCGGTTTCTGCATCACCTTTTGTGATGTTTTCGGCGGTCAGCTTGCTTGCCAGCAAATCAACCCATTCGTCTTTGTGAGTGTCTACCGTCTGCCGCATAAAAGGGCGGGCTGGCATCCGTGAGGTGCCTAATTCGTTGTAAATTGCATATTCTGCAATTTTCTTCCCGTCTGTGGTGGTTGCCCCTTCAGGAATCCCCGCCTTGACTTTGCCGCCGAACTTTGCCAGCTTCTCAAGCACCTTTTCAAATTTCTCTCCGCCCTGTATTTCGACTTTCATAGCCGTTTACTCCCTGGGAAATACAGCCCGCCCAATCTGTAGCCCTTTATTGCCTGCCAGTAAGCCGCCCCGCAAGGGGTCAGGTTGTACCAATCGCCATCACCGCCCGTGGTCTGCATCTGCCCAAATGCAATATGCACATCGCCCTGTTGGGCTGAAAGCATTGCACCAGTCGCGCCCCTTGTCGCAAGGGTTGCAAGGTGACAGAGAAGCATAAAGAGCAGGTTTTCTTTCTGCGCCGCTGGAATCCGTGAATCGGTTTCGATGCCCGAAATAATCAGGGCATTTTGCCACATAAATTCCAGTTGTGCATCTGCCAGGTCAGCAAATTGAGGATAGATGCTTCTAAACTTCGCAAGGTCGAAAGTCATTTAAGCCGCCCCCTTTATGCGGAGGCTTTCTTCCTGCCCCGCTTCTTTGCACCTTCCTGCACTTCTTCGGGCTCCTCGCCGTTCTCTAAGGTGGAAATTTCCTCCTTGGCGGCGTTCTCCGTCTTGGGAGTAGTTGCACGAATGAAGCCTTTCTGAAAGATGGACATACTGCCGTAAGTCTTTTCTACTTCTGCCCAAAGGTCTGCATCAATGCCCGTTGTAATGCCATAAGCACCAACGGCAGGCAGGGGGGCGGAAGGAATCACAGTGCCATCAGGTTTGCGAATCAAGGAGCCACTTCCCAAAATTTTCACCTTATGAACTTTGCCGCTGTTGTCCGTCACATCAAAAACAATGTCACGTACAGAATTGAGCAAAACAGTTACAGTATTAGCCATAATTACCTCCTGTAAACAGGTCAGCCGCCGCCGCGCTTGACGGCGGTTTCCTGCCTATGTCATTAGATACCCGTCATAGTTGCGATAGCAAACGGCAACTGCACAATAGCACCGTAAGTGCCTGCGCTAACCTTCTGCTGCCAGCTAGAGAGGTCACGGACAATCTCATGGGCAAAATATTTGTCCGTGTAGCCGAACTCTACCGCGGGCTGGCCCATAACCTCATCTGCAATGACCATCAGGGTAGAAGTGGACAGCGTGCTGTTGTAAAGCTCAGGAACGGTCACAATCTCCATATTGGGATAAGTGTCCTTAATCATGGCTTTCATGGTCACGCCGTAATCGTTCACCTTGTTCATTTCTGCCAGGGCGGCAGGGGAAACAAGCAACTTCGTGCGGGTGGAATCGTCAACATGACCGCCTGCCTGGGTGTAAAGAGTCCCCATCAGCTTGTTAAGGTCTGCCATCTGCTGGGTTGCGGTCTTGCCGCTCCATGCGGTCACACCGCCCTGGGAAATCGGAGTAATGGCGGCATTGAGGCTGGGGTCGTTCAGCAGGCCATAGACTGCCTTACCAGCTACGCCGTACAGGGCGAACTTGTTGAAAGAAATATCCAGATTGACGGCGGCGGCCTTCTGCTTCTCTGCGAAAAGGTCAATGCGTGCCTCGGCGTTCATTTTCTGCTCAAGGTCGCCCACCTTGATAGTGGTCTGAAAACGATACTGCTCGCGAACAGGGAACGCCGTATTTACGCCGCTCACGCCGTTGCCGTCATAGTCGCCGTAAGGGGTGGTTTCACCCGTGAACTCAAGAGCCCTGAACTGGGTGAAAGCTGTGGTAAAATCGCCGTTCTTGACCTCTGCGGCAATCTGCTTGTATGCACGCTTTGCGGTCAGTACCTCGATAACGCGGGGGTCTGCGTAAGTGCGCATATATGCGGGAACCGTGGCGTTAGGGTCAAGGCCCGCATCTGCAATCATTGCCCGCTTGTCTGCAAAATCCATAAACTTGGTCGCATGACCAAAGCTGAAGCCCTTGGCCTTTGCAAGGTTCATATCTACTGCCATTTTTAATCCTCCTTACTCTGCAACGATGGTCTTTGCCCAGTTGGAAATAACAACCAGGTCGCCGCTTGCACTTGCGGCGGTCATTGCCACATAACCAGTATCGACGGTCTTTGCCCCGCTCGTGAAGGTTACTGCGCCAGTTTCAGTATTGGCGTATACCTTACCACCAATGGAGACTGCGCCGTCTGCTACGACATAGAAATCACCGCGCATAGCGACGGTTACATTGCCCTCTTCAGGGATTGCCAGAGTGCCTGCAACGTCCACGCTGAAATTGTCGTGGTTGATAGTACGCTCGACAAAGCCAAGGGGCGTGCCGCTGCCTGCATTGACTACCTCGGTGGCGGGGTTCGTGCTGTCAGGCCAAACGAAAGAGCCAACCTGCACAGTACCGCCTGCAAGGAAATTGGCAGGCACGTACACGGTGGGATTCTGACTTGCGCGGTCGCCTGCTACTGCCGCCTCATTGTAAAAGCCTACATTTTTCTGAAAGCTGAAAGACATTTGTTATACCTCCTTAGCGGGTCTTGATACCCATAAGAATCTGATTCAGCGGGTCTGCATTGTCGGTTTTCTGCTCAATGGCTGCGGGGCGGGTCAACATTCCCACCATTGCGCCATAGGCGGCGGGGTCGATGCCATCCAGGACAATGCCCTGCTTCACAAGAGCCTTTTTGTAAATGTCTGCCGCGCTGTCAAATGCGAACGGGTTGGCAATCTTGCCAACGAACGGGGCGACTTTTTCAGCAGCTTCATACAAGCTGGAATAGAACGCCCTATCATGCACCATAGCTGAATCCTGTGCCTTTGCGGGGGCGGGTTCGTCCTCGCCTGCGGTCTTTTCCTCTGGGGTTTCGTCTGCGGCCTTTTCGTCCTCGCCGCAACCATCATCAACAGGCTTGGCTACTGCCATGCCTGCCAGGAACGCTTTCTGTGCGGTCTTGTCCTCAGGGTCAAGGCCTGCGGCTTTCATCTGCTCGCGAATCTCGTCCGCCACCTCATCCACGGGTTCAACGTCTGCCGCCTGTTCCACGGGGTTCTGATTTTCAAGTTTTTCGTTCTCGTTCATAATGCTTCGTAATGCCTCCTTGTCTGTAAGAATTTCCTGCAATGCTCCCTTGAGTTTGTCCAGCCAACCCATAGGCACATCACCTCCAGCGAATAGAGAAGAATCTTCGACTTTAACGTCATGCCCTGCGCGGCCTTCGTGCACTAAGGCCACATGGTTTCCCTTGATGTTTCTCATTATGCCATCATAGGATTTTCCATCGAACACGCCGCCAGTCATATCTATATCACAAGCGTATGAGGCGGACAGTTCAGAATAACTGCCGTTCTCAATCGCTTCGATAGCCTTTGAATCTGTGACTATGAGAGAGTTGGTCAGGTAGGGCGGTTCCCATTTCGCATCTGTCCCCAGACTGCCCACAACTTTTTCTTTCGGAATGTTGTCTGCGTCCATTTCCCAATGGTCTAGCATAAGGGGCAGGCCGTTAAACGTCTGCACCGCCTTTTCAATTTCTTCAGCAGGTCGATAAATCATATACACCTTGGAAGGCTCAAGCCCCAACTCTTTATAGCCTGGGATTGTATCGCCCATATACGGTACAACCTGCTCCTTAGTGAGATTAGAGGTTGCAACGTGCATATAGCCGTTGTTATCCTTCTCCCTCACGCTTTCCAGCTTCGCTTTGTCCTGTATCAGCACCCTTGGCACCTCCTAGGGAATAATCCTGTCTACTGTATGCCCTTCCTCGTTCAGTTCATAAACGCGGGTTTCTCCTTTGCCCTTTGCTTCAAATTCCTGCATTTCAACATACAAATCACGCGGCAGGCCGTCTTTGTCTGCCTGTTCCAGTTCTGCCTGCGCTTCCTGCACCGTCCTGCCAATCTTGCAAAGGCGGTCTATTCCTTCAACCAATGTCATTTTTATTTACCTCCGTATTTCTTCTCATTCTTCCTCATTTTGCGGGTTATTTTCCTTCACTATTTCTTCCTCCGCATTTTCTGCGGTTTCTTCTTCTTCCTTGCCCGTGTCAATCACGGGAATACATACGCAATGGCAATTCACAAGTTCCCCTGGCTGGATATAATCGCCATAATCAGGGTCATAGCACCCTTGCTCAATGTCGTATATTTCGCCGTCCATTTCAACGTGGGAATCTCTGTAGGTTTTGCCGCTGGAAGTGTGCATCCACTTGCCCTTGGTCACGCCATAATCCAGAAGCCTCTGCCTTGACAGGTTATTGCTGGCCTTTGCGGTTTGGTCGCGTGCTATCATTGCGGCGCGGCGTTCAGTTACTCCGAACGTGTCCCGCAAATCCTCTGTCATGCGGCCTAGGTCATGCCCTGTTTCAATCCCCCGCAAAACAACGCCCTTCACCTGCGTTAAATGCTGGCTGGCTATCGACTTGATAAGGTTTACATTCTGCTCGACAATGGAATTAAATATAGCCCGCTCCCTGCGGCTGTGATAGCTAAATTTCAAATCAAATCCCAGACTTGCAAGGTCTGCTTTTTTGAATTGATTCTGCAGGTTGCGGGTTTCATAGCCCTGTATTTCCCCTGCGAACCATTTCGCCATCTGCCGCGCGGTTTCGGAATATTTCTTTTCCCATTGCCGTGTAAGCTGTCTCATTTTTGTCTGCATATCGCCTAAAGCACCATCAGAGGCGGTTGTTATTTCCCCCTCTGCCTTGCGATATTCAGCCCGCAACCACCAGTAAAGGCTTTTGTCCATTTCCTTCACTAGCTTTTTTATTTTCCTGTGGTATTCCTGCTCAATCGCCACGGGCGGGCGTACAGGTCTTAAAGCTATCATTCATTAGCACCGCCCTCAGGAGTTGGCAGGTCATACGGCAAAGCCTGCTCAGGCGGCTCGAAAGAATCTTCTTCGTCTATATCATCAAAGCCGCTTTCCGGGTCAGTTGCCAGAACGTGCCGCGCTTCATTGCCGCTTATAATCCCGCGGTCGAATAGTTCTGCCATGCTGTCAACCTTTATCTTTTGGATTTCTGCCTGCAGGCGTTCGTCCTCATCAGATAACGGGACAAACTCAAAAGACAGGTCATTGTCTACCGCCCCCAGCGTGTTAAGCTGTAGAAGTTTTAGCAGGTATTCCAGCGGGTCGCGCAAAATCCTCTCCTGCACCGCGTTAATATGGTCGTAGTGGCTGCGCATATCGCTCTCGCCCGTTGCGTTGAATCCATTAGGGGAAATGCCCCAAAGTTTTACTGCTGGCTCTCCGAACATTGCCGCCACAATTTCCATTTGCTGGCGCACAATATCAGTAACACCTGCCAGCGAATGAGAACTAAGCACAATGTCCTCGCCGTCTTTGTCCACGGTCATCACGCCATCATTATCACGATACTGGGCAAAGTATGCTATACGGTTTTTTATCTCTGTTCCAGTTCCGCCCCGTAAAACTTCGTTCATGTCGGTCTTGAAAACAGTGCAGGCGTATTTGTTCATCATGCGGGCCGCCGCCTTGCTTGTCTGCTCAAAGCCAACAACCGAATCAATAACGGTCTGCACCAGAGGAATCCCAAAGAAATTATAGGACGGCAGGAGCAGGGAGGGCGGTCTGTTCTCTGCAAAATACAGAAATCTGCTTGCGTGTACCTCGCGCCCGTTTATCAGCCAGGTCTGGGGGACAAAATAATCTTTGTCTATGGGGTTGTAGCAGGAATAACGCCCAGGGGCGACATAGAACGGCTCGATGATTTTCAGGCCCTTTATACTGCCCACCTTGAAGGTGTCGCCATCCTCGCCCAGCGGCAGGCGCAAATCCTCCGCGGTCAGGTCGCCCATGTCAATATACACAAGGCAACCGCCATAATACCCGCAAAGCTGGGAGGCATCACGCACCACCTTGTCAATGTGCAAGCGGTTCATTTCCGCCTCAAGGGTGGCAATCAAATCGTCGCCGCCCTCGCCCTTATACTGCAATTCAATCCAGCGGCGGGTCATTTCGTCTGCCCGCAATTCCACACCTGCGCGGATAACGCCATCTTGTGCAAGCTGTGCAAGTGCTGAATATCCCATGAAAGAAGGGATGCCCTTATAAGCCCCGCCCTCAATCATGTTATATACGCCTGCCGTTGCAAGTGCCGAATCCTGCACCGCCCTGGCATCAGTCCCCCTATAGCCGTTTGTTTCTGCTGGCCTGTAGGAAGGAATAACTGTCCCCGTATCTGCAACAAGAGCAGGGTTTATGCCCTGCTTGCTTTCATTCCGTCTTTTATTCGCCATGTTGTCACCCTCTCATGTTTTCCTGTCGTGGACATATCAAAGAAAAGTATCAAAAATCCTCGGCAAAACACTTTTAATTGTTCGTCACCGATAAACACCAGCCCGCATGAGTGCCTTTGGAGTTATCTTCATGCCGCCCCTGCCCTTTATCAGCCCATCCATGGCGTAGCGTAACCCGTCGACAATATGGTTGTTAGCGTCAACTATCTGTGGCAGTATGTCGTTTGTCTGTTTATCCACCTTGTATGAGTAGTGATTAAATTCGTCTATAGTGTGCTTGCACCGTGGGTGGATTACAATGTCAAACGTCTTTAAGAACTCTATGCCATCTTCTACACTGCCCTGCCACTTCTTGGCTGCGCTTATCCTGAAGCCCTGCCGCTTCATGTAGCTGATTGTTTCAGGTCTTGCACAGTCGGCCTTTATCGGATAGATTCGCGCCGTGTCTATCGTGTCGAACAGTGCAGGGGTCTTGTCAATCTCTACGCCTATGCCCCAGGCCTCGCGGTCAATATACAGCTTTCTGTCACGAATAAAGCACCTTATGAGCGTTGTTGGATCTGCGGCGAAACCCCAGTCGGCTCCATGATAGAAGCGGGCATCCCGCGGGGTTTCAAAATCTTCCACGCTGAAATACCCAGCGAACACAAGAGCATTACTGTGTTTCCTTACTTCGCCCTCCCAAATGTGCAGGTAGCTTTGATAGTCCCGCTTTTTCAGCCACTCCATTTCGTTTGCCAGCACATCTGGGAAATAAGGGTTCTCGTCATAATTCACCTTGCGCACAAGTGCGCTTTCTGGCGGGTTCACAACAAACCGCTGGAATGTTGGGTCTGTTTCATCAAGCGGGTTAAAACTTATCCATATTTCGCTCCCTGGCTTTCTTATCGTAGGAATGAGAACGTCCCAGGAGTCCGCGGATACTGCCTGCCCTTCTTCCACCCAGCATATATCCACGCCCTCCGTGGATTTTATCTCGCGGGAATTGAAGCGTAGGCCCTTGAAAGTGAACTCTGTCCCGTTCTGCCCGTATATCGCGCTCTTAGTTACTGTATAGAAGCCGCCCAGCCCCAAAGCCTCTGCCTGCTCTCTCAGAAGCCTGTGAACGCTGTCGTTAATGCTTGTCTGAATCTCTCTAGTGCATAGCACCGTCAGGGGGCGGGTTGCGCCTAATATCAGCAACGCCCGCGCGAATGACATAGACTTGCCACTACCGCGCCCGCCATAGTAAACCTTGTACCTGTGGGGCTGGAATAACGGCTGGAAGGGGGCAGGGAAATCAACAACGGTTTCAGCTGCCAATTTCCGCCCCCTCCTTATTGTCTATGAATCGAATGTTGATGTTAGGCAGTGCGCCCTCCGTGATATTTGTCTGTTCCACCTTATCAGTCCAGCCTAGGATATTCTTGGCGGCAAATATCGTAACTGCGGCGTTTTTGCCCACCATGCCCATTATGCCTTTATGCACTTTCAGTTTTTGCAGAGGCAGCCCCATTTGCTCTTTCAGTTTGCAAAAAGTGACATCTGCGCCGTATTCTTCGCCATATGTCCTCTTTATCCAGTCATAAAGCCCGCGCACACTACACGAGCCGTACTTGTGCCTAAAAAACGCTACAACTTCGCTTTCATCTGCACCGATGGACACAAGCCCCTCAAAGTCTGTAACGTCGTATTCCTTCCTTGGTCTGCCCATCTTCGCCATGCCTTTTCCCTCCTTCCTGTTTAGTGTTTCAGTCCCAGTGCTATGTTCATCTTTTCTTTTCTACCCCTGTAATAATCCATTATCGCTTCCGAAAAAGCCATTGCTTGTATGTGGTCGCCTTTTGCTGTGTCCTGCACCGCCGCCCTGAAACAATGCCCTGTATTTGACACCTTCTGTGCCTCTGTTGGCTCTACGCTATCGCCGTTCAGAATGTGGCAAAGGTTGTAACTGTTGCCCTTGAAGCCCTCAAGCCCATCTATGCCGCAACAGGTGAACGAATCCCCATATTTACGTATGCGGTTTTCGCCTGCATATATTTTCAGGCCCAAAGCATGAGCCTTTTCTTTCAGCTTCAGGAAGTCTTGCAGGATAATGCTGTAGGGATAGCACCAGTCACCGCCCACCTTAACCAGCCCAGGCTTTTTCTTTGCCATCTTCAGTCCTTCGACAATAACGCCATAAGCACCCGCCGCCTTGAACTTCTCAAGGTTGCTATATACGTCTTTGAAAACTTCGTGCATATACGGTTGGCATCTAACAATCACCCTTTGAACCTGCGTGGATAGCTTGCTAATCATTTCAAGCCTCTCCTGGAATGTGGGTGCTCCCTGTTCTATGCGGTCATACTTATCACAGGCCGCCGATATTTGCACCACACAATTACACCTGCTGAGAATGTCAATGTATTCATCATCAGCAACCAGCCGCCCCTTGGTGCTTATTACAAAGGGATACTGTGCCGCCTCCATGATTTTTAACATTTCCATTGTGGCCCTGTGCTTTTTCTCGCATGGCTGGAAAGGGTCACTCATGCCGCCTATATGCAGGGGAATATTCCAGTCACACCACGCCATGTCCTGATTACGTTTGCCAGCTATGAAGTTCTGCAAGGCTTTCAGGCTGTTGCTTGGCTTTATATCGTCCAGTTCGTACTCTTTGCGAGCAAAGCAATATTTGCAATCATGCGAGCACCCTGTATAGGTGTCATAACTTATAGGCAAATCACAGATAATACATTGAGAGCCGCATCTAATCATTTTGCCGCCTCCATTGCCATATCTGTTATAAACTGCACAACATAGCCTTTCCCTTTTTCTTTAATCCATGCCTCAATTTCTGCCCTTTTGTCTGCCTCGAATGTAAAGGTTATATCAAAGTGAGTAGCATCTGCGCTCCCTTTGTCTGTGCTTGCAAAATCATTCTCCAACAGGTCGCCAATCATGTCCCCTGGCATTTGCAACCCAAAATCCCCCATGTCAATATCGCCTATGCTGTCCAACTCTTCTGCCAGCAGGTCAATATCAAAATCACTATTCATGGTCAGCTTATTGTGAATAAGCCCGTATGCCCGCCTCTGCTCGTCTGTGAGCGTGTCCAGCTTTATACAGGGGATAACCTTCATGCCCAGCTTTTGGGCGGCTAAAAGTCTGCCGTGTCCCTCAACTACTTCTCCATGCCACAGGGCGCATGGGTCTGCAAAGCCGAACTCCTGAATTGACTTCTTTATCTGCTCAATCTGGAAAGCTGGGTGCAGCTTCGCGTTATTCTCATAAGGCTTTATATCCTCAATAGGAATATATTCCACCTTCAATTCCATGTTATCACCTCAAAAAAAATAACGGTATGGGCGCACCTGCACCCAATACCGCCGTAAGAGTTATAAAATTAGGGGTAAGAAAAACAAATCACTACTTATATTATACATTATTCTAGTAGGAAACACAACATTTTAGGCTCTTAATCCAGCCTTTCACGCCCTAAGAATAACGCCCAAATAAAGCCCAAAGTCACCACAGAAAACACATAACCAACTAGCCCGCCTATCATCAATCCCGTTGTAAATTCACTCATGCTTTTATTCTCCTTTTTGCTTCTGCTTCTGGGAATGTCCAGCGATATATATTTCTTTTCCATTCCTCATAATCTGCCCTGTTGCGCAAAGCCTCCCTGCCTTTTGCCGCGTTCTTCCTTGCTGATTCACAACATTTCGAGCAGGTCTTTTTCCCTGGGAGTGCAGGCTTCCCGCAAAAATAGCAAAGCCCATTTTCTACCCTCAGCACTCTTTCAGGGGTCTTTCCTGCCGTCCTACGCTTGTATTTCAGCCTCAGTTGCCTGTTGTGCTTATCTGCACATTCTTGGCAGCAGGTCTTTCCCTCGACGTGTGGATTTTTCCCGCATCTGACACAAAGCCCCTTTGCCAGCCGCTCAGCCTTGCGCCTGTGATAACGCATAGAAGCCGCCCCCGCGTGCCTTTCGTCATAATCACGGGTCTTTTGCCTTGAATCCATCTTGCAGGCAAGGCACATCGTCCCGTCCCCGTCTACTGGCTCCCCGCACTTCACGCATCGCCCATTATGCTTTCGGAGGTAATAACTTGTCATATCTGACATTATTCCGCCGCCTTTGCCGTGTCCCGCGCCATCATGCACCGCATAGAAGCGTTTATAATGTGGTTCTCGCTCCTGTCGCCTGCCAAATACATAACTATATGCCTCATGGCCCTTGCAAGATGCTCCTCGGCGGGTATCTGCCGCCACGTTTCGCCTGGGTGCTTAATCGCCCCTGCGGTCAGTCCCTCTGCCATTTCATTCAGCCAGCCTGGGGAGAAGTATCTGTATTCGTTCTTCTCCGTGTCCTGAGGATAGTCTGTCCTTTTCTTGTAGTCTTTTTCCAGTACCATTATTTTCATTCCTCCATAATTTCAGCATCACCATTAAGTAAGTCCATCAGCACAAACGAATCCATATCTACATACGGATTTTCCAGTCCATACACCTCAAATCCACGCTCAAGAAATCTCACATCGTATCTTTTGCCGTATCGGATAATACAGAAACGCTCCCCCAGCTTCTTGCCGAATAATGCCGCCACCTGTGCCATTTTATTCTCTGCCATTGTCGGCCCTCCTTCTAATTTCGCGGCTTGTGCATGAGAAGGCAAAGTTGATTCGAGACACATTCCACAATTATCACAATAGAGTTTTCCATCTATGCCAAGAATTGGCTCATCACAGCCACAATGCGAACAACGATAAATCATCTTTCGCCCTCCCCCTCTAAAATTTCGTCTAAAACAAGACTTAGCTTTTTGCAATTATCGCTTGTGGTTTTCATTAAACGCTCTATGTTTATTTTCTGTATTTGAGCCATTATCTTTCGTGCAGTATTTTTCTGCGCCATATAAGCCTTAGCCATTTCTCTAGTTTCTTCATTGTCAACAAGTACACTGTGACGGATTCGGCAAAAAGAATCTCTCCCGTACTCATACCCATCTTTTGAATACTTTAATCCATTGTCTAATGTCACATAGCCCATTTTCGGTGACACACTTTTCACTGAGCACAAAGTAAAAGACTGTAAATCACCGTAGTTTATAGTTGCAACAACAACTATATCTCCTTTCTGTGCATTTTTGAAATCATACTCCTGAAGGTCTTTAATATTTAACTCTGCCATCGTCAGCCCTCCTATCGACAAAATACTCACAGGCTTCTTGGTCTGGGTCACGCTCCGTATAAAGTGGCAATGTCACACAGTACGGCGAACCATCTTCTTTTTCTAGGAACACGCAATCACCGCATTTATTAGTCATCGTCCTGCGCTTCCTTCAGCTCCGCCCTGCGCCCCTCTGGAATATTATCTGCAATCGTCACCCTGCCACACTTGGCACAGACGATTTTATCCCTATGTTGCCTATCGTCTGCCCTGACAATCCTTGCCCAGGCACCGCATGAGCAGGGCGTGTACTCACTATAGCTTCTCACGATATTACCACGACATTACCCAACATCTTTTCCAATGCTTCTTCATTCTCTTTCTGCAATTTCTCTGCCTTTTGCCAGAGCTTCACAGCTTCGTCAACGCTTACCATTTCAACATATCCCTGGTAGTCATCATCTTCAACGACAAACTCATAGCCATCACAAGTGCCATCACCGTTCTGCAAATTGTGATATTGTAAACCACCGCCAGCACCCATTACCAAACTGTCATGCTGGTCAAACCCTACAATGTGCTCTTTCCCTGAGTATTTATCCCTCACTCTAATTATCGGCACCATTATCATATTTATTCCTCGCTTTCATTCAATTATGCCTAAAATCTGCTTCAATCATTATTGCGCTCGTCCCTTCTAATCAGCATTGCGCCATAAATGACAACTGTCGCAACCGCGCCCAAAAGTGCGCCTATAATCATTCCTGTGTAAAACATCGTTTATAACTCCTTTGCAACTTCCAGCAACAACCGCCGAATATATGTAATATCTGCCTTTGCCTGTGTGGGGCGAATCTGCATGGTTTTCAACTCGTCATAAATATAAACGCTCTTTTTCCTGCCATCTTCATCATACATCGTATGATATTTTTCAAAAAGCCTGTCTAAAACAAACTTAGCCGTTCTTAATTCTTCATGTTTCATTGTCATTACCTCCCTGCCCACATCTTTGCCGAATCCCGTATATTATCGACTGCCCAGGTCGGAATCCCTACATCGTCTATACTGCCTACGCTTACCCGTATGTATGGCTCTTTTGCGTAGTGTTTGAACGAGAGAAGCCCTGCCACCTGCTTATCATCTTTCCAGCAAATGCCCGTACATGAATCCAGCACGGCCTTTTCCATGTTGTCAAGGTCAGGCTTTTTCGTCACCCATTCATTCTGAACCATAGCCTCGCGCTTTCGCTTGCTTGTGCTTGCGGGCGGTTCAAAGCAGAACTCTATTACTACCATCACCGCCCCCACCAGCGGTTCACGGCCCAGCATTGCCGCCTTGGCTCTCACCCCTATCTCCTGCCTGTATGCCTCATACTTCTTGTCGTAGTGCACGCCGTATCTTGTCACCCGCGGGCGGGGTGCTGATTGTGGTGTTGTGTCTATCCTAAATTCAATCAAGTAGCTGCCTCCAATAGTAAACGTTTGTTTTAGGCTTATATTGCTAGGGGATAGATAACTATACCCCTAATAACCTAAAGCCCAGCCACGCCTGCGCTATGCCGTCACAGACATATCTATGCAGGCTTTCATTGCTTCTATATGCCTGGATATTAAATCCCATCTGTCCTCATACGGTTTATACATGGTATTCTCGCCCATTGACAACTGACTCTTTCCCAGCATTATGTGAGCAGGGATAATGTATGTGTGTTTTATATCGCCTTTATCAATGCAATACACAATTAAAAAATCTGCCTTTGGGTATTTTGCCTCTAGGTTGAATGTGTACCACGATGAATCTGTGCTTGTGTATTTATTCCCGGCCTTTACGTCAATTTTTGTAACGCCGTCCACAAGAATGTCATACGGGAATTTTACAGGGGTTAATTCCGCTTCATGTCCCAGGCGTTGCAATCGCGCCTTGGCTTCTTCCTCAAATCTATAGCCCATTTCTGTGGCTGAGCCTTTTATATCCAGCCCCATTTTTTCAGCCCAAAATCTGAAGCCACCCGTTTTTATGACAACATTTATCAGTTTTGTATTGCCTGTTACCATCAACATTTCTGTCCTGCTTGGCATATGCCTGATATTCAAAGCGGTTTTTATTTTTATTATTTCCCGCCTTACATCATCCTCGCTGTATTTACTCTTTGAGAAATCCTGCATTTATTCCTGCCCTCCTAGAATGGAATGTCAATGGGTTCATCCTCATACTGAACGCCCTGACTGTTGCCGCCGCCCTGCTTGGAGTCCAAAAATTCCAGTTCATCCACAACGATGTCAAAGGCAGAACGCTTTGAGCCGTCTTGCGCTTCGTAGGTGCGGGTCTGCAAACGTCCCTCAACTCCTATCCTGCGCCCTTTTGACAGGGAAACGCTGATAATCTCAGCCAGCTTGTTCCACGCTACGCAAGGGATAAAGTCCGCCTGTTTATTGCCGTTCTTGTCCTTCCTGCGGTCAACTGCCAGCGTGAAGGTGGTAAAGGCTGTGCCTGCCTGGGTATATCTACGTTCAGGGTCACGGGTGAGCCGTCCGATAATAGTAACGTGATTCATAATATCTGCCTCCTATGCTTTCATCCTGTAATCTGCCGCCTTGATGTTTATCGGCGTTGTCATTTCCAAAATTCTGTCTGCCGTTCGTCTGCCGATACGGTCAATCAATTCTGCCATGGTGCAATTAGTGGTTATGAGCGTGGGAAGCATTTCCTCATATCTTTTGTTAATGATAATGAATAGCTGTTCCTGCACCCACTCTGTGGGCTTTTCCGCGCCCAGGTCGTCAAGCACCAGCAGGGGGGCGGTTTCTGCCGCCTGAATCAGCTTTTCGGCGTTCTTGCCGTCCCCGTTGTAGCCGTTGCGGATAGCCCGCAACAATTCAGGCACAACTACGAACATACCCGCCACGCCCTTTTCCTCTGCCAGCCTGTGAATGACAGCCGCCGTGAGGTGGGTTTTGCCCGTCCCATAGTCGCCTATGAGTCTGAGGCCCTTGGATTCAGGTGTGAAGCCGTCACAGAATGACAAGCACGCATTATATGCGGGGGCGGTTTCTGCTGTTACCTCAAACGTTTCAAACCGCCGCAACTGGAAACGCTTGCCCAGCCCGCTATTGCCCATGAGCCGCGCCGTGTTCTCCTGCTTCTGCCGCACCTTCTGCCATTGCTCATATTTCTGACAGGCAAGGAAATCATTTTTCCTGTAACAAGTCCCCTGCTCATATAGCCTGGAAATGTGAGGGCAAAGCCTTGCCCCTGCCACCGTTGCCATGCACGCATCACAGGCAGGCTTAATCTCTGCCGCCGTCTGAATCTGTGAAGCCTGCTCCTGCAATTCATCAGAGGGGACGATGCCCAGCACCTTGCAATTACCTGCAAAGTTTGCCGCCGCCCTGCGCTGAAAGGCTTCTGCTTTTGCCAGCCCTTCCTTTACTGCGGGGAATCCCGCCATAAGTGCTTCTGCAAATGTGTTACCCATCGAACCTACTCCAATCTATTCCGTCTCGAATAGTGGACTTTTCAGGCGGTGCGGGCTCCTTCTTCGCCTGGGGTTTCTTCGCCCGCCTGTCTGCCTTGAAGCCGTCCACCTTCCACCTGTCAAGAATAGCCGTTATATACTTGATGTTGTGCGCCCCGCTTTCTACTGCTTCGGTAATGGCTGCCGAAATCCACATCTGCCCGTAGTCCTTATAGAGAGAAAGCAACTTTTCCATTTCTATACTGCTTGTGAGGGGGCGTATGTTGTTTTCATAGAGATGGATTACTGTCTGCCAGCCGTCTGCTTCTTCCTCCTGTGGTGGTAGCTGTGGAATATTAGTATTTATTTCTTTAGTAGTTGTTAAGTTAGTATTTATTTGTATAGGATTTCCCTGCGCAGGGTTTCCCGTAGCAGGGTTCTCCGTAATAGGAGTTTTCCGTATATCTTTGGGAGTAGAATCCTTATTTTTCAACGGTTCGTCCCTTTTGCCACAAACGGCTTTTTCCTGTGACGGGTTTCCCGTAATAGGAATTTCCCGCACCGTGAACAGAGTACCAATTACCTGCCCTTTTTCATTGCGTTCTCTATCCCTTGTTAAATACCCGTGTTCTTCCAGTTCGCGCAATACAGAGGATATACAGTCGCGCCCTTCTTTCAAGCAAGCCACAAGCCCCGCTGTGCTATAGTCCCAGCTATCTGGGAGCGATAACATAAACGAAAGAAGCCCCTTCGCCTTGAGTGACAACTGCTTGTCTTGAAGGTGGTAATTGCTCATTACCGTGAAATTCTTCGTTTTCTCAACTCTTATCGTTGCCATAGCTGCCTCCTTACTTAGTATTCAGCTTATATACACGAGCGATTTTGTCGTCTATCTTGACGGGTTCGAGGTGCCACTTCTGCATGAAGTCCTTATCCCCCATCTTGTGCAGATCTGTGTGATGCTCGCGGCACAAAGGCAAGGCCCTCAAGCCCAGGTGATTGATTTTCTCTCTGTTGCCCCCGTGGGTGGCCACGGTGTCCACGTGGTGCAGGTCACAGGGCCGCCCGCAACAGGCGCATTTCTTATGGATAAGACAAGCATATACATAAGCCCCTATGTCCTCACAGTTATCAATTAAAGGCTTTTTGGTAGGTATCCCATGCTTTATGATGAAATCTATCAGGTATGAGATAAAGGCTGAGGCCGTGACCATATCGCAGTTAGAGAGGGAAAAGAGCCGCCTTTCCTGTGACTCCATACGGGTCAGCACAAAATCCCACTTGGTCATCTGCTTTGCATCTTCTATGGTTTCGGCGTTCCTGTAGCCGTCCACCCATTCCGCTATATCGCCTATATGGGCATATATCATTCTTCTTTGCTGAGGGGATATGTGCCGCCCGTCTGGCAGGATTATTTCAACCTGCCTGTATTTGCGGTCAAGAGCATGAAAGATATTGGGGAGGGTGGCGTTTATTACCGCCCTCCCATCTTCCAGTATCTCCACAATCTCGCCTGTGGCGTGTTCCTGTATCAATCTTTATCCTCCACGGGTCGCCCTTCTTCTTCAATCCACTTTTCAAGGTTACTGCAAAGGGCGGTCACTTCTTCAACGCTCATGTCCCTAGTATTGACTTTGCCGAACTTCAGCCCGCTAATGGCAGCCACTTCTGAGCCGCTAATGCCTATCTGCTTCATTTTCGCGTTAAGTGCCTTTACAGCCGCCGCCCATGCAGGGGTGGTATTGTTACCCTTATTTGCCGTTTGCGCCCCGTGAGCGGCGTTCTGTGCGTTCTGGCGGGCGTTCTGATACTCAAGGGAATCTATATCGTCCCCGCTGTCAACTGCAAACAGTCCGCACAGCGCATATTTGCGGGCATAGCTGGAAGTCGCCCCCGTCGCCTGTCCTGGGCTCATGAATTTAGTCCCCACATCTTCCCTCGCTGTTGCGTGGGTCTGAATCATGTCCCCTGTGACAATGTCAACAAGTGTCGCCGTAGACTGGATATAACTCCCAACGTTGTCTGTTTTTAGTTCATCGTCTAGCAGAACTACAAGCCCATTTTCTTGCAAAAGAGGCTTCACTTTTTCCAGTACATCTTCTGCGGAGCGATATTTATATTTCCCGCCGTTCTTGTCCTTGGGTGCTTTAAGCCCCTGTTGCACCTCCAAAAGCCCTGCATAAATCGGTTTACCTTCGCTCATTGTCGTTACCTCCTTAGTATTTAAGGCTCTGCCCCTGTTCCAGGTGTGCGCCCTTTACGGTCTGCCCTGCGGTCAATGCCAATTTAATGGCGGTTTTGTCAGGCACATATTCAACGGTCTTTCTGAAATAGTCGCTGGGTAGAACGCTTGCGTTGTCGATAACTACCCGCGCGGGATTGTTTCGGATTTTCATAATGCCGCTATTGGTAATGACTTCGGTTTTGTCCAGCCTGTTCAGCCCTTCAATGTAAACGCCCTTTATACGCTCTGCCCTGTTTTTCAGGAAGGTTTTTGCTTCCTTCAGCCGCTTCTCCTGGGCTTCGATGGAAGCCACCTTGTCATCAAGGAATCTGAGAAGGTTCATGCCATTTTCACATTTCGTGGTCAGGTCAGCTTCTACCACCTGCAACGCGGCGGCGAAATCATCATCACTAATGGAGTCATCACCCAGCAGGGCCATAATGTTGGTGTAGCGTTCGCATATCGGGTATAAAGCATCCATTAGACTGCCTCCTTCATCTGCTGTGCGCGGTCAAATTCCACCGCCAGAACCTTCTCAACTGTAACGCGGTCAATCGTTGTACTCACTACTTGTTTCCCGTTGAATACGTGGGTGATTGTTATAATGTCCCCGTTTTTTGTGGTGTCAGGGCGTATGTAAATCATGCGCTCTACCTGAATCCGCTTGTTTTCGTACATATCAACAAGGGCATAACCATCTGCCTGCCTTGCCTGAATATCATCATGTGCCTTTTTTGTCATTGTGGTTTCCTCCTGTTTTTGATACAATCATGTAAAAGTGTTTTGCTCTGCCGCCCTGCGTGGGCGGTCTTTTTTTATAAGTATTCCAGGGAGTTGAACAAAATCGGAACAGTTTCCGTTAGTGGGAGTTTAGGGCCGCCCCTGCGCGGCCCTTTGCAGACTATGGGGCGCAACTTATCCCCGTATTCCTCCTTGAGCATCTTCTCAACTTCTGCCCGCGGCAGGGTCTTGCATTTCAGCCCTTTTCTGAGGACTTCTTCATCCTTCTTCGGAATGTAAAACACGCCGCTCCAATGTGGTTCTTTCAGGTCTTTGAGTGCCATTTACCTGCCCCCTATATGTGCGATAATCACCAGGGCGGTCACGATGCCAGCCAGCCAGCAACCCGCGCCCCATACTGCAAAGAGAATCATGCCCTTGTGAGTCAGGGCGTTAATCAACGTCATAAACCTCTGTTTCCTCCCATCTTGCGGCCTTCTCAAGTTCCTTGTCGCTCATTTCGTAGGCTATTTCCTTGGCTTCTGTCAGGTCGCTTGCCATCACCGTGAACCAGCCCTTACGATTGACGGTTACTGTGTATTCTTTCTTGTTGTCCATTTGTCGCCCTCCTATGCGTTCGCCGCCACCAATAACAGGAAATATAAGAATCCGCCCGCTGTCAGGATATTAAGCAGGAACTCCCTGCACTCTTTGTCTCTCTCGTTCATTTATTGCCTCCGCTAATGCCTTGTTATATCTGTCCTGCGCCTGCTCGCTGAAGTTATCCAGCGTGTAGGTTATTTTTATGCCTTGGACTTGGACTTCCGTATGCATAGCCAGCCCGCCTTTTCATCAAACAAAGTAACCTGCTTGAAGCGTTCTGCTTTCCTGTCCTCCTCTGCAAATTTCGCTTCTAATTGTTCTGCTGAATAGTCGCTTCTGAAATTGCGCCATGTCTGCCGTTGCCATTGCTGAAGTTTTTCCCATAGGTCAGGGAAGTTTTTCCGCAATGCCCGCATTTCGTCAAGCCCCTTCAAAGGACAGCACCAACATGAAACGCGATGGAAGATTTTATATAAGCCCCCCCAATCAAAGCCCTTTGAGTAGCAATATTGCAAGGCATCTGCTTCAGTCCACCCCCATTCTGCTAGGGGGTAACGCCTGCCGTCCACTTGCTTGAGCCGCTTTTCTTCGTCTGCGGCAATGCCCACATATTGGATAACTTCTCCCTTGCTTCTTAGGTATTGGTTTATGTGGTCACGCTTAAAATAAGCCGTACACCATCTATTCCTGAAGTCGGGGAATGAATAGCCTTGCACACCGCTTCTTTTTATATGTCTCAGTAACATATATTCAAAGTCGTGCTCTCGCTTGAGCCGTGTTATCTTCCTGCCCGTGTACTCCTCTACTCTGTCAATATGGTCGTACATCTGGGGGAACTCTGCTCCCGTGTCGCAGAAGATAATTTCATCGACCTGCATACCCGTTTCAAGCATATGCAGGAGCATAGCGGTGCTGTCCTTCCCGCCGCTGAAAGATACCACATGATAAGCCATCGTCAGCCCGCCTTTTCTGCAAGGAACTTGTTTACAAAGTAAATCTGCCCTTTGCCCGTCACTTTTGGGGTTTTCGTTGTGACGTATATCGACCTCGTTCACACTTCGCTCTCTGGCGCGTGAGTATACATCTTGAACACAATCGGCAGAAGATAATCCTCGTACCATTCAAATGTCTGCCTCTGCCTTCCATTGACAACGGTTTCCACAAATTCGCCTGATTCATTAGGTATCTGTAAAATACCCACCTTTTTCAATTCCTTGCCCATCTGTGCCGCCCAGGCCCGCGGTTTCCCCACGTTCTTGCAATACCAGCCTAATTCGTGCCGTTTCCTCTGCTGTGTGCTTGTGGGTGCTGAAAGAAGTTCCCTGCCAGCTAGAATGTTGGCGGCCTCTGTCTTGAGCACTTCCCTATACTTTGCAATGTCTGATTCATCTGCAAGGCTTATAAGCAACTGCGCCCGCCGTGTGTTGGCGTTCTCCTGTTCCAGCGTTCTTTCAAGCTGTTTATAACTGCCCGTTTTTCTGATTGACGGCAGCACCTCAGATGTTACCCACCGCTTAAACGCTTTGGCCCTTGGCAGCTTGCTTTGCAGGATAAGACTGTAAAGCCCTGATTCATTGATGAGTAGTCCCTGTGTTCCGTTGACGGTGAACGAATCGTTCACCGTTTTGTCCTCATCATCTACATGGTCGCGAATCGCTTTCTGCGGGTTACTGTAGCCCAGGATTGTTGCAACGTCCCTTCCTACGAACCAAGGCGAATCCTCAATCGTGATGGTGCGAATCTGCCCAAACTGATTGGACTTGTAAACAATAACTTTCCCGTCCATTTTGCCCTCCTTCTTTCATGGTCAAATCCTTCACGCTCCATAAATCATGGAGTTTTGAAGGAAAAAAATTCAGCGGGTTTCGCCCCGATTACATTACAAACCTTCTCAAGCACATCTGTTCTGAGGTGTCCCCTGCCGTTCAGGATATTGTTGAACGTGACAGGCTTCATGCCGATTTTCTGCGCTATGAAGGTCTGGGAAATGCCCCGCGCCTTGATGAAAGCCTTTAGTCTCTGTTCGTGTGCCATCTTGTCACCTCCCTTCAACGTATCTTTATTATATACCATGATTCATGGAATTACAAGTGTAATTTCTTAAATTTTAAGAGGTTTTTATTTCCTGTGCAAAGAATATGTTAGTATTTAGTTGAAAGGAGTGGTTACCATGACACTAGGAGAACGCTTGAAAGAGGCAAGGATTTACAACGATTTTAAGCAAGCAGAAGTTGCTTCTATGCTGGGAATCAACTTCAGAACAGTATCAAGCTGGGAAAACAACAGCACCCGCCCCGCCCCTGAGGATTTACTGAGGTTGTCCAGGCTTTATGGAGTATCCGTGGACGAATTGCTTGGGAATCCCGCCCGTGATGTTACAGCCCTGCCGAAAAATGCACCCATACTGGCGGCATACAATAAAGCACCCAAGCAAATACAGGATATTATCCTTGCGGCCCTCGCCCCGTATATGGCAGGCAGAGAAAAAGAAGCATCTGCCTAATATATGATTTTAGCAACTATAAAAGGTCAATCGAAAAGAATTGACTTATCCACAGGGTTTTCCACAGGGGAGGGCATCATGTGGAAATTTGCACAACAAAAAACCGCCCCCAGCTTTAAGGGCGGTTCTCTGTGAGGTTTTATCCAATGATTGAAGGTATCTAATTATACCACCGCCCTGGGATTGAAGCAATAAAAAACGCCCCATAAGGAGCAAAAGGAGCGTTTTTTCTGTGAACACCCAAGCAGGAGGTTTCAACGTCTTATTATATCACCGCACCGAAAAAGAAGCAACAAAAAACCGCCCCCTCGACTTAGGGCGGCTTTTTGCTAGAAGAAGATGTTTCGCGCCTATATTATACTACTTCCAGCCTGCCCATGCAACGCAAAACCGCCCCCAGCGTTCGGAGGCGGTTCTACGGTGTAATTGGAATGGAGGAAATCGAAATGAAGCACGCAAGTTAGGTAAGAGATAAAGAAGGGATATGTCATTATATCACTTTTCATGTAAAATGCAATGCCCTGCCGCATCGACAACGGCAGGGCATTTAACCAAAGGGTGAAGGTGTGAGCCGCTTCACGCTCTTATTCTTACTTCCCTTCCTGGCTGCGTCGCTGTGAAGGACGGGTGAATAAGTACCCGCCGCCCGTCTGGGACGTTTGTTTTCTCTACGACGGTTCTGTAGATTGACTTATTATATCACAATATATGGGGGGTGTGAAGATTGAATATCGCAATATATGCCCGCGTTTCGTCTGACCAACAGGCGGAGCAGGGTTATTCCCTCGCCGCCCAGGTGGAGGACTGCAAACGCAAGGCAGAGGAACTGGGCGCGGGCATCGTCAAGGAATATATAGATGATGGTTATTCTGGCGCATATTTAGAACGCCCTGCCCTTGATTCTCTGCGGGAGGCCCTGCGGCAGAAGATGTTTGCCGCGGTTATCTGCTGGGACGTTGACAGACTGAGCAGGAATCTTTCACATCAGCTTTTACTCACCGATGAAATAGAAGCCAGCGGAGCCGCCCTGCATTTCGTCAAGGCGAACTATGAGGCCAGCCCTGAAGGGCGTTTGTTTTATGCCATCCGTGGGGCGTTCGCGGGTTATGAGCGCGAAAAAATACGCGAGCGGTCTATGCGTGGTAAGTTGGCTATGATGAAACAGGGGAAGATTGTCCAGGATTCAAACGTTTACGGCTACGACTTTGACAAAACCACCCATGCTTATGTCGTTAATGCAGGAGAAGCCGCCAACGTGCGGGAAATATACAGGCTCTACCTGTCAGGCATTGGGGGTGTGCGGGCGGTCTGTTTGCATCTGAATCAGCACTTAGACAAGTACCCGCCCCCCAACGGGCGCGGCTGGGTTGTGTCTACTGTGCGGGATATACTGGCAAGAGAAATGTATACAGGCACATACTACGCCCACCGCGTTCAGCACGTCAAGACAGGAGCCAGGAAAGAAAAGAAGTCTATCCGTCCGCGGTCTGAGTGGGTGGAAATGTCCTGCCCCGCGATCATCAGCAAAGAAATGCACCTAGAAGCCGCCGCCCTGCTGTCAAAGAATAAACGCATTGACCACCACCGACAGCACCACAACCCGCCACTATTGCAGGGGATTATATACTGCCGCGACTGCGGGCAAATGCTGAAAGTAAAGAACGGCGGCGAGAAGCGCACCCGTTATTATATGTGTTGGGAGAATACTGCGGCAGGCATCAGCCGCCCTGGGTGTGGGGCGCGGTCAATGCAATGTGAAATCGTTGATAATGCGTTTTGGGAACTACTGGAAAACATCTGCAGGAATCCCGCAAAGCTGAAAGCCTACATGGAGAGCACCGCCCCCACCATCACCGCCCCGCATGATGAAGCAAAGCGGCGGGAGGCAGCTATGCAGAAGATAAAGACAGAGAGGGCGGCTATTATGTCATGGTTCAGTCAGCAACTTCTCACGCATGAAGAAGCCACAGCCCGCCTAGAAGCCCTTAGAGCAGAAGAAAACAGACTTATGATAGATAATATAACCCCGCCCCCTAAAACCGCACAGCCAGCCCCCAGCGCGGTCTGTGAAGCCGTTTCGACTTGCATTGAATCCAGCACAGCCCGCCGCCGTGTCGTGATGCAGGTCATAGACAGGGTTATTATAAAGCGGCTGGACAAAGGGAAGGGCAGGTCAAATTATGCCCTTGATATGAAGATTGTTTTCAAAAAGTGAAGTGTAAAAAGTAAAAAAGCAACTGTTTCCGTTTTGGAAGTAGTTGCCTTTTTTCTGTTCAAGTGTCCGCCCCGTGTTCACAGGTCAATCACTTAGACATAAAAAGAGGGCGGTTTATGCCGCCCCCTGCTTTAGTCCATTTCCTGCCTTGCGAGGATTCTACCCTCCCAATAAGCCCCGTTTTCGTCAACGTCCGTTTTCTGCGGCAGGCCGCAAATTCTGCCAACGGGTTCATCATTGATATACATGAATCCCGTTACAACCTTTGGAATGAAGCGGGTAACTTTAGGGAATCCCTTTTCCATTGCGTAGGTCTTAATCATTTCTTTGACTTCCAGCGGGTTGAGGGAGAAGAACGCCGCCGCGCCGTATTCTGCGAGTTGCACCTGGGCAAGTGCCTTGTTGGTTACGTTAGTTGCTACTTTGTTGAGCCTTGCTTCCATCGCCGTCTGAATCATTTTTGTTTCCTCCTTTGTGTTCCCTTCCTTAACTGTCTTTATTATATCATAGCTTGCTATATATTGCAATAGCTTGCTAGATATTTCGCAAAGAAAAAGAGCAGGATTTTTTCTCCTGCCCTACTGGGTAACGTTTTGTTATTGGGTTAATACTTTTCCATTGCCGCCATTATGAACGCCCTGAAGGATAGCCCTGCCGCCTCTGCCTTTGCCTTGTAGCGTTCCAGTTCTTCAGGGCGTACCCTGATAGTAATTGCCTTTTGTTTCTCCCGTTGATACTTCATGTTGGCGCGCGCCTTTGCATCTTTTGTTGACATTTTATTTCCCCCAATCGTAGACATAAGCGATATAATAACGGCCCCTGTATGCTATGTGACAGCCCAGCTTGTCACAGATGCTTTCAACGTCGTTTGAAACATCGGAATATCCCAGGGTTATAACGTGTTTTCTGAGTAGCTGGAATATCGTCCATGCGTGTTCCAGTTTACCGCCTGCAACTAATTCCCTGTATTTCAGCATGAGTGCCAGCCTTTTCGACTTTTTCATGTTCTGTCCCTCCTGTCAGGGGCGGTTGCCCGCCCCCTTTTTCTTTAAGCGATTGCCTCTGCCACCCTGTCAAGTGCCTTGTTTGTGTCGTTTATCATGCACATTACAACATCATGCTTCTGTTTGTCGGTCAGGCGTTCAAACCATTCATGATTGCCACTCTGCAAGACGGCCTCCTCACACCAACTTAGCACCTTCTGAAATTTTTCTTCCCTTGTCATTGTAGTTTCCTCCTTTGTGTTGTTACCTTGTTTCCTGCTATGGTTATAGTATAACATAGCTTGCTATATATTGCAATAGCTTGCTAGATATTTTTTTGAAAAAATAAAAGCCCTAGCATTTCTGCTAGAGCCGTGATGTTTACGCCGTTTCTTCTACGGTCTTGGTGAGCACCTTTTCCACCAGCCATAAGCCGCCATTGATAACAAAGGGTAAAACAATCATGTCTCGCGCCTTGCACCAGCCCGTCTCGCTCGCCGCCTGCGCCTGAATCTCGGTTATGAACTTCTCGCCGTATGCCTTGGCAAGCGGGAGAATCGTTTCCAGCAGCCAGCGGGTGAAATTGCTCTTTGTGCTTTCGGTAATCTCGTCAATGTTCAGGGAATCAACAATGGAGTCTCTAAAGTCCGTCCATTTACTCATAGAAGCCGCCTCCTGTAAAAATAGATATAACCCTATGTTTATATTGCATTAGAGGTCAATATAAAGCATATCTCCATCAAAGAGCCTCCCGCCTATCTCTAGTTCGGAAGTGTATTGCCACATAAAGCCGCGGAAATCGTCATAATTGCCCCATTGCGCGTTCCACACAGAACACCCCAGTGACGGCCAGTCAATGTAATCCTCAAGCCATGACAAAGAAGCATACACGCCACAATTCAGCGGCTTAATTTCATCGAGGAAAGCCCTGCATATTTCCGTGATGTTTTCCGCGGAAAAATCAAACCCGTGACGGCGTTTCCAGCCGTCCGCATCCTCCATATCAAAGAAAATGGGCAATTCTAGGAGCACGCCCGCCGCTTCTATAGTCTGCTTGCAATTCCGCGCTTCTGCCCGCGCCTGTTCAGGGGTCAACGCGTAGGAATAGTGATAAGCCCCGCATTTCAGCCCTAACTCCTGGGCGGCGGCTACGTTGTGCAGGAAGTTTTCGTCCTGCCCAGTCTGCCCGTAAGAACTGCGAACAATGGCGAATTTCTGCCCCGCCTGGGCTACTGCCCACCAGTCAATGTCCCCGTTGTTTTCAGATACGTCAATCCCGTATGTCAAGATATCGCCCCCAAATAAATGGATTCATCATCAAAATACATTTCGTCGTTATCATCAAAGCGGGGGCGGAGGTATTTTGAAAAATCCACCGCCTCACGCTCTGCTACAGTGAAATACATTTCGTCGTTGTCGTCAAACTTTGGCAAATTAGGTCATCTCCGTGAGTGTCTGCCTGCTTCTTCCTTTTCGTGCGCCAACTGTTCCAGCTTTACCCGCAAAGCTTCAGGAACAGGCACGCCGCAATGTGAACAGTTTTCGATAATGCTTAAACCTTCATTGCCAATCAGGACGTATGTCACCAGCGGGCAGAACACGCTCTGCGCCACCGCCACATCAACAAAGTGAGCCGTACTAACCAGCAAAACAAGCACCATCTTTTTAACAATGCCCCTGAATCCACGCTTGCTTGAAAGTTTATCATCAGGAGCGATAAAAGCCCCCATAACCCCCGTCATGTAATCAATCAACATGAGCATAGCCAACGCTTGCAGGGCATTATTCCAGCCACCAAACAAAAACGTCATTGTCATGCCCACAACTCCTGCACTCATGCCAACAATCGCCTCCGTTCTTACTGGAATAAGTTGCCGAAAAATGTCTGTGAAGTAACTCATTTTTATAACCTCCAGTCTGTCAATCGCGGCTGAGGTCATTTTCTCCTGTGTCGTTTGCATCAGTCTGAACGGCATTGTCTGCATTATCGCTAACCTCTGGCGTGAATCTAACACATTTTTCGTTTTGGCAAGTGCCATCTTCTCGCAAGTATTGCCTACACCTGATACAGCGTTTTCTGATTGTAAGCACATTTATTCACCTCCTTCAATTTCTGCATAATCAGCATCATACTGAGCGGTCAAGGCCGCCATATCTTCTTTAATGGCGGCCTGCTGTTCAGTATCGCCATTGAGAAGCGCATCCGTGAAATATTTCAGGAGTTCGGCCTTGCTTGCTTCGTATTCTGCATCTAAAGCCGCCAGCCTTTGCTCTTTTGTAGGTCCAGGAGTGGCGGGTGCTGGGTGTAAAGCGGCCCATTCATCTGCCGTATAATATCCAGCAGGCTTTTCTGCCCACACTTCAAAATTACCCGTAGGGGAATAAAATTTAGGCATTTTTAGTCCTCCCAATATTCAAACCATACATAGCCATCTCCGCCTGCCGCGCCATCATAATTGCTTTTGTCAGCATCCATGCCGCCGCCGCCGCCGCCGCCACCTTTGACGCCGTAACGTGTGGTCGTAGTATCTTCTTCGTTGGCAGGTCTGCCCATCCCACCACCGTTTCCGCCGCCATTCCCGCCAACAATGGCGCGGGACGGGATGCCTGTTCCTTCGTATTCATTCCGAGAGCCACCAGGAGCCCCCTGAACAGTGCCAGCCCCCCCAATGCCTTTTGCTCCCCCACCATTGGCCACGTAGGAGGTGCCGTCTATTGTTACGCTTGTATTTCCACCAGAACCGCCTAGCCTGCCAGCCAAGCTGTCATTAGCCCCCCTTATAGTTGTTCCGCCCGCACCGCCTGCGCCGATAGTCACATTGCAAGTGGTGCCGCTTGCCATGTAATGATATGCGTATGTTGTGCCACCTTCGCCGCCGCCGAATCCAGATATACAAAACGGGGGTGTAACATTGTGTATAAATGCCCCCATACCACCAGCCCCACCGCCTTTGAGAGTCAGCTTATACCAGCCTGTGACGGGGGCGGTGTATGTGCCGCTTGCGGTTATTTCGTCCCTGTGGTTATAAGCGGGTGTGTTCTGCTTGATTAAGAAGTTGGCATCTTTCCAGTATGTGTTGGACGTATCGGAATGAGGCGCAACAGTCCCCGCCGCCATATCTGCAATACATTCGTATTTGTTGCCATCTGCGGGGTCAATTACTATACATCCCTTGTAGTAGTCCTGGGTCGAATCATACGCAAAAACCCAGCCCTTCTGAGCGTAGAAAGCCACGCCGCCCAGCAGGTTAAATACCCCGTTCATGTCCTCGCGTTTCGGTGCAATGCCGCCCGCCTGAAGCGGTAGGGCGTTTATCGCCTGGAATCCGTACTGCTGGGAAAATTCGCCTGTTGTTGAGCCTGTGGTTTCAGGGATTGTCGCCTTTTCGCCGTCTGTAGCAAGCGGCATCTTTAGCAATGTAGGATTGTTCGCCATTATTCCAGCCTCCCTTTATGCCTGTACTATATCATAAGGAGCAAATACTCCTTGATTGAACGGTTGCAAACCGCTCCCATCAAAGCCAAAAGTTTCTGCGGGGTCAATCAGATAATATTCCCAGCCAACGCCTGCGCCTAAATTCAAAAAGCCGTATCTTTTCAAAAGTGCCAGCGTATAAGGCGGGATTGAATAAGAGAAGAATATAACCCTTATTTTCATGTTGCCCGCATTTATCGCAACGCCGCCACCTGGGAATATTGCATTGAGTACCCGCTTGATGTTGGGAAGTGTCGCATCAGATATATTTGCCCATGCCTTGAGAAATATCAACTCTCTGAAAGCATTATCAGCCATTTTATATAGCTGTGTCGCGCCCTTTTCATAGTAAAAAGGCGCATTGTCCAGCGGTTGCAAGTTTGAGCCTAGGAAGCCGAAAAAATCCTCGCTGTCAACTTCCACATAACGGGTTGCTCCAACGATAACGCCCCAAATGTCAAGCCCTACGCCCTCCGCTGTTCTTGGGTCAAAAATCTTTTCGTAAAATGTCTTTATGTCTGCCGTGGGGTCAATCCATTTCCGAAAAGAATCTATAATGCCCTGAATGTGTGGGCTAGTCCCGTACTGGCTCAGTATGGTTTTTTCTGCTAACACTTTGAAATCCAAATCAATAGCCATACCTGCCACCTCATTCCTGTATGATTACAGAAATATTATCCTTAGATAATACGGGTTCTTTGTCTGCATTTAGGGTTATATTGTTGCCCAAAGTCCCCGCCGCCTTGCCTATCTCAATAGAAACAAGGTCGGTTACTCCTGCCGTTTTGATTGTCGCAACAGAGAAGGAACTTGCATAAATCGTTTGCCCGCACCCTCTGCGGATATTGCCACTTTGCGCATCGTTGCCATAGAAGTCATTATAAACTGCGTTTTTCACATCATCAACAACAGTTGAGGGCGTGCTTGCGGTCTGATTTATAGTAACTTTAATGTAAACATTCACGGGGTCAGGGCGTACAATCTGATAAGTATTTACCGCCGAATCTTCGGAAATATAAGTTACTGTTGTAGCCCCGTTTGTGCCACAACCTGCATCTAATTTATTATATATCATTTCGGCTATTTCGTCATTATTGCCGCCATAAATACATATGGCTACAGAATGAGAAATGAGGGAAACTCCCTGCTTGGTTACTGTCGAATCAGATTTATTTTCCAGCACCAAACAATCAAGAACGCCATCAATGTTATATAATGCCCCTTGTAATGAAAGCCTTGAGCCGTGGGAATTAGCTGCCACCGACTGCGCCCGCCTCGCCTCAAAGCTAGCCCGTGACTCTACAAGTTGCCCAGGGACGCCAGCAACCGCATTGTCAACCGTGTTCCAGCCTGCTATTACTGTGATAATTTTGGTGCAGGTGTTTGCCCCTATACTAATGGCTCCCGTTTCAACCGTTTCAAATTCAACAGAAGCCGTCCCACCCTCTGGGATAGTTACTGCACCGACTGAGCGAAGCCTAAAGCCATCTGTATTCTCGATAACGCTCCCTGCTGGGATTGTCGTCCCTTGCAGGCCCATCACCTGACATTCAACAACCGTGGGCTGTGCCACTTTGCGAGCGAGAAAATAAATCGCGGCTATAGCATCCTGAAAAATGCCTGATGCCGTCATAGGGTTAAATTGGTTCATTAGTTCCAGCAAAGCGGAATCCTTCGCCGTTACCAGCACCGCCTCAGAATCAATTATTTGCCCCGCGGGAGATTCACTTTCCGTGTTCAAGGTTGCATTTTCATCTGAAAAAGTGTTTTCCCAATCATCAACAATGCCCTGTCTGATTGTTGCCGTGGAATCTGCTGAAAGCCCTTTTTCTGCATCAAAGTGTATTGCCATCTTTCCACCTCCTAAATCTCAACGCCAACCGTCTGCCCGTCTGCCGTGGTGGAAACAATAATGCCGCGTAGGGTTCGTGTTTTCGCATCTATTGCCGTGATGGTAACTTGAGCATCTGCAATGTTTTCCACTTCCTTGGCGGCTTTCCTGTATCGCGCCCGCACTTCTGACAAAACAGGCATTTTGCCCAGGTCAAGGGAAAAATGAGGAACTCCCCTATTCTGATTGATAAACGCCTCACCCTTAAAGAGCCGAATCATGTTGGCTACGTTCTGCGCATCACAGTATAACCCTGATGTTGTCGCCAATTCGCCTGAAGCGGTCAAGCCAATATCCCATTTGTCATTTAGAAGCAAACTCCTTTTATTAGCCACCTTCTCACGCCCTTTCTGCGCCGTTATAAATGCCTAGTGCATATAATCATATAGGTCAACGGCTAAAACTTCGTCACGCCCCTGCTATAAGCCGACAGGGCATTATCCAATGGGAGGAGAAGTCTGCCCACCGCTATCGCCTGTGTGAATGTGATTTTTGAGGGAAATCCCACCAGCCACACAATCACCGCTTAAATTTTGACTGCCGTTTACGGAAATGTCCCCATTGATAGTCAATCCTGCGGGTGCGGTTATGATAATTTCGCCGTCCTGCTTCAACTCGATAAATGTTGATGGGTCTTTGTTCAAAAAACCGCCTATATAGAATCCATTTGCCATGCTGTTTTCCCTGAAGCTGGCAGGCGGCTGGGGGGCGGTTGTGCCTGTCTTGACGTTTGAACAGTCTTTTTGCGCAAATACAGCAAGCCCTATATCACCAGGTACAGGGTCAAGTATCACCGCCGCAACGCCTGCATGATAACGCATATATGGCAGGTGAAATAGTGTGGTAGGCTCCACCGCATTTCCAAAGCCATCTATCTGAGTAACAAGCGGCAACACATCAACATAAGCCCCGCTCCTTTTCACAACCTTGCAGACAATGCAGGTATTTACATTTCGTCGTATTGCCTGCTCTATGATGAATTGGAGCGTGTTGTAAGGACTGCCCGCCGTGTTGGGCTTCTGGAATCCTTTAACAACCTGTTCAGCCATTATCCTGCCCCTCCCCGTCTGCGGCATCCTCGCCTTTGTCGTCTGCTTCTTTTAGCCACATTCCGTCAATGCTGGAAGTCCATTCACCATTGGTATATGCAGACAAAGCATGAGTGAGCCGCGTTATTTTCCAGTAACCGCTGGCCCTGGGAACAATGCTTTCGATTTTCACCTGCCCGCCCAGCTTTAATTTAGGATTATAGAAGCAACGGCAGGAAACCCCGTCTGAGGTAAATGAGGGATAGCCTATAAGCCCACAAGAAGGATTGAGCACAATAGCATCACCGCGCGGATTGTCCCACGCTTGGATTGTCCAGTTTTCGTCGTCCATCAGCAACTCAACGCCTATTTCATTAGCACATTGCTGGGCTTTTTCCACGGGCGAGCCGTTGTATGTCGTATTCTGCACAGAGGCGGTTATGTTGTTGTTTATGAATCCGAAGCCCGCTTCTTTTGCCCATTGCTCTATAAGCTGGGCGGCGGGGACTTCACCGTCTACGGAAGTGGGAGAAGTATTCATCTGTAATGACCAGCCAGCGGTCATTGCTTCGATATGAAAGAACACATCAGGCGCGGCAGAAAAATCAGGGAATGAAGAAGTAATATCCCCCTTGAACACAAGGGATAATTCTTTGCCAACGTCGCCCGCTTCAACCATGATTTTATTTTTCCGCTGTTGCAACGGTCGAAAGGCAAGAAAGGTTAATTGCTCCATATCTGCCATGCACAAGTTAGCTATTTTGATGGTTGCCGTGTTCTTCTCAGGCAGGCCGTTTTTGGTAACGTCAACCGTTGTGGCAAGCCCTTCAATAACTCGCGTGTTTGTGCCGTCCTTAAATTCGCCCTCGCCCAGTATGATTGTCGTCCGTATTGTTTTAAGCTCCATTAGTATCTCAGCCCCTTGGGAACTTCTTCGCCTGCAGCCACATAAAGCAAAATATAACGGTCATTGTATAACGTATAATGCGGGTCACTATCCCCCAGCAGGTCCAGGAAATGCAGGCTACCAGCAAATTGATTATTAGCAACCTGCACAACGCTGGCCCTGTTCCTGCATATTGCCCCATTTTGTACGGTTTCGCCGTCCACTATCAAATCCATGTAGGTATTGCCGAATCTGTAGTATAGGGCTATATTGCAATTCTGCCCGTCAAGAGCCACTTTGAAGGTCTGTGAGGGAACATTTTTCAGCGGGATTTTTATCACGATAACGCCCCCTATACTTTGCCAATCATATCAAACAGAATAGTGGAACCACGCCCGTCACTCTCTGCTTCACTTTCTGCGCTTTCCACTTCTGCACTTGAAGGTGAATAGGTCGGTGTTTCGCCATAATCTTCAGCAGAAGCAACTGAACCGTCTGCCGCATCTTCTGCGCTTATTGGTTGCTCTGGCTCGTCAACTGAGGACGTTGTTTTCTGCGTTTCAATCTCCCGCACCTCTACCAGCCGCAAATCCACGAACAGGACATTATAGCCGCTGTTCCCGTCCCGCCTGTAATCGTATGATTCAAGCATGAGGTTTTCGTAAGAATCGAACGGCGTTATAAACTCAATCTTTTTCGTGCTCGTCTTTAATTCATCCAAAGCGTTCAGAGTGCTCTGTATTTCCGCATCTGTGCCCTGTAGCGCAAGGCGACAAGTACCGCCCAGCGGCTCAATAACGCGGTTATATGTGGCAAAACTGCCCTGCTCAATGGGTTCTGATGGTAGCTTAGAGCCTGAATTGATGCCCATTTCAAGCATCGTGTAAAAACTGACTTCCGTCCCGTCTGCTTTGAGCAAATACTGCGGGGGCTGTGACGTGTCCAAATCCAGCCCGCCCGCAAAGCCACCGCCCACCGTGGGGAAATCCCCTATTTCCGTACCGCTGGGGAATTGTGGGAAATTCCAATCCCCGCCGCTGGGGAAGGTCGTCCCTGGCACCTCAGAGGAAGGTAAAAAACTCATGTTCTCGCCCCCTTAAATTGTGCCGCCGTCTGCTTGGTAGGGATTATATCCACGGGCGGAAACGCCCCAAAAGTCGCCAGGACTCTGCTGGGGGGCGGCGTAGTAATTGTTATTTATAGAGCCTATGCTTGTATCAGAAGAATGACTGCTATAGTCATAACTACTACCGCCACCGCCGCCAGCATCACTTGCGGAAACGTCTATGCTAAAACTGCCGCCCGTTACTGCTGATTTTAGCGCGGATAATTTCTGCACCGCCCAATCAACTGCACCGCCTATGGCGTTTCTAATAGTATCGCCAATGCTGGAAATAGCCGCCTTTATTGCTTCGATAGCAGCCACCGCCCGCGCTTTCATGCTTTCCCACTTTTGCGCCGCCCAATCAAGAGCCTGGGAGATAACCTGCTGGATATAGGCATATGCCGCCCCAACCTGCTCCTGCACCCATTCAACTGCCGCCGTGATGGAATCAGTGAGGGATTGCCATTGCTCCATCAGGAACGCGGTCAACTCTGCCCAACGTGCCTGCAATTCTGCCCATTTGCCAGCAATGTATGCGGAAAATTCCTCGTATTTGTTCGGCAGAAAATTCACCGCGTCGGTCCAGCGGTCAGTAATCCATTTTATTGCATCGTCCCATCTCTGCTGTATGTTCCTTGTAAGAATCATAAAGCGGTCACGAATGAGATTGTAGGCTGTATTGGCGTTATCTTTCAGCCTTGCCCACGCCTCACCGCTTGCAACATAACCAATAAACCAAAGGATTCTATCAACCAACTGGCCTATATTCTCCTTTATTTCATTGATATTCTTTTTTGCGGTTTCAGGGTCGCCAAAAAGGTAATTCCAAAAACGCTCCAAAGAGGAATTTCTGCCATCAAGCCATCCCACAAAATCTTCAATGACTGCCGCTAACGCCATCAGGCCCAGGATTACCCATGTAAAGGGGTTCATAAGCAGGGTTCTGAAGAAGTTCAGGAACGCGGGGAGAAGTAAGCCCGTTACCAACGCCGCAATCATAACAAAAAAGGCTTTAACTGCCGTTTGATGCTTGCGAATGTAGCCCACAAACTGGCTGATATACTTGGTAATGGTGGTGAGCGCGGGCGTTACCATGCGGAATAATACAGACACAATGCCCATAAAATTCTTTTTCAGGCCGCCCATTGCCGCGTTATATGCTTTTACCGCTTCGGCATCCTCTTTGGTGTAGACTGCATCTTCCTTCTTCTGGCGAATGAGGTCTTTCATGCCCTCTCTGCCTTGCTGGATGAGCATAATCATGGAGGATTCAAAGCCCATTGCTTGCAGGACACCACGGCTTTCATCTGGGGTCATTCCCTCGATTACCCCGGCGATATCTTCCAGCACGTCAAGCGCATCTCTCTGTCGGCCAATACTGCCAGCATCAATGCCGATGGATTCCAGCAGTTTCCCTGTCCGTGATGAGCCCACGGTCGCCATTTTTGCAAGCTGCGCATTAAGGCCGCGCAGGTCGCTTTCAAAGTCTGCGGACGTGCCTCCGAATTTGCCCATTGCTCCTACCCAGCCCTGCACATCCTCCATGCTCATTTTCAGGTTACGGGATACCGCCCCCAATTCTGCCGACTGCTCTTTCCATGTTCCGAAAGCGGAACCAATAGACATTGCACCGACAATGGCAGCCCCAAATCCTGAAAAGATTTTAGAAACAGAAGCCAGCCCCGTTTCAACGCTGGCCTTTATTTCTTTCATGCCACCCTTAACAGAATTTGTAACCTCGCTCATGCCCTTTTTGGCATCTTTGCCGTCAATGCCTATAATTATTTTGAACTCGTCAAGAATTGTACTCACTTTTTCACCTCCATCACTTTGCTTTCGTTATAGTCATTGACTCGGATCATTTCGTAGAAATCCCATAAATCCTCATAGCTGTAAACTGTCTGCAATTCGTGGAGGGTTGCCAGCTTGCGACTGACAACCACCGCCACCAATGCAGGGACAGAGGGATAATCTATCAGCCCCGCCTCTTTATAGTTACGGGGGCGGGGGATACGTCGGAAGCGTTCGCCCCGTTCTGCTGAAAAAAACTATTTGCCTTGAACGCCTCCGCCCTCAGCTTCAAAAGCGTGCTCATTTCCTCGACAAATCCATCAACATTGTCAGCATCAAGCTGGGTTTCTATCCCGCCATCATTCAGCAAGGAAACGCAAGCCAGCAGGGAATCAAGCAATTCCTGCACCTTCTCAAAAGGCTTGTCTGCCATTGCCGCAAGAACTGCGCCCATGTCCTGCAATTTCTCAATTTCAGCCTGCCCGCCAATGAGAAAAATCAGCTTGAACATGAAACGTTCCGCCTGGGTTGCAGACATCTGCCGAATCTTGAAGCGTTTATCCTGCCCGCCGTCATTGATTGTTACTGTAAATTCTTTACGCATCTATTGCCGCCCCTTTACATCTGCTCCACGGTCTTGTCCTGAAAATGGAAAGTCCAGTTTGTAGGGTCAAGCACCTTCTTGCCATCTGCCAAATCCTTTGCAGACTGCAAAACGCCTGTACTGTAGGTTGTGCGCTGTCCGATGGACGGCTGGGAAATAACCATAGTACAAGGGTAAATAGTCCTGTTCTTCTCCATTGCCCGCTTGATAAGGCGCAAATACTGCACAGAGGGCGAACTGGCCTCAAGGTGGAGAGTGACAACTTTGATGTTAGGGGTCTGGCCTGCAACCATCTTGCCATCCATGCCCATACGGGTTTCCGCCACTTGGTCATCTTCGCCCTCATAGCCAGTATCAGCGGCGAACTGCTGAAGCTGGGCGGAAATGCCCAACTTCTGGCAATTAAGCGTTACAACGCTATTGGCTGAAGTAATATCCATGCTCATGTCTTATACCTCCTTAAAGCACCGCTGTGCTGGCTACTTCAATGTGATTGATAGAGCCGCCGTACGTGTAATAAACGCTAATGTTAGGCGACTGCCTGCCAACGCGGACAGAGGCCCCTGCATCTTCTACAATAACGGCATAGCCCTCTGTAAAAAGTTCGTTGGAAAGGTCTTTGCCCGTTTCGTTCTGAATCTGCGCTTTCTGCGACTCGGAGA